CGGGATTCCGGGGACCCTGCAGGGCTTGTCGGTGTTGCTCCCAGCGGGCATTCTTCTGTGCCGCTGGAAGGTTCCTGATCTTGGCACGGCGGTCGAACTCCGCGCGTGTTACCATTATCAGTATAGCTTTGTGTTGAGATCTTCTTCTCTTGGTGTATGGGATACGCTCCAGTAAGCCGACTGTTCATCACTAACAGCACCACCGGATGTGTGGCGCTCACCCGTGCAGTCTGTTGACGTTCCGTCACAAACAAGGTGTCACTTAGTACTAAAGTAAAGTTTTGGGTGATTAAGCTAGCAACCCCATAGAGTTGTTGTTCTGGGCCGAACTGAACACCCCCGCTCGCGAGACGAGTGCAGGCGGTGCCATGGTGCGAACCATGGGGCGCTAAACGGTCCCTTCCTGTAGCCCAGAAGGTCAGTTTCAGCGTTCAATTGTTCAGTAGGGGAAACTCCAAACCCCTTCTCATATGATAACCGACAGATATCAGTGATCTGATCCGTTGATGTGGTAACAACGTTCATTCCGTCGACTCCAATTCCTGATTGCCAGGCTAGACCTTGGCCTTGCCACGCATTTTCCTGCCACAGATAGCTACGCACCTTCATGTCAGGGTAGACATTATATAGTGCGCTCATCACTGGGACATCCGAGTACATCACCCTACCTGCCGTACCAATCTGGGACATTCTCTCCTCTACAGACCTCAGCCCGCATATGAAGTAAGTGTCCTTTGTGATTGCGTCTAAGTTGCGGACCATAATCCAACGCTCGATAGCTGATGTCGCGCCAGTAGAATCTTCCACAACCCGGGTATGACCGGTATTGATCGGGTGCGCTTGACAGAATTCTATCTCTTCAATGCACTCAGCCACGTTCTCGAACTTACAAACGAAACCGTGGGTTAATGTGTAGCCGCGAAGCTGCTCTTTCAGGAGGTCAAGTTCCATCACTTGATAATTCCTCAAGAATCCGTGCAGCAAGCACGTGGCTAGATAATTGTTTCCTAGTGACGTGTTCATGTCACCAGATCGTCGACGACCCTTTACTTTAGGGACGTTGACCCGGTAGAGTTTACCGTTCTTTGCACTACGGAACCACCCCTTAAGATCATACTTAGCCTGCCACGACAACAATGTGGCTAGCTCAACTCGCTGTGTCTTGGGTGCGTTTTTGTAGAGACGTTTGTAGAGACGGTGCTCAAAGTGAAGTGTGTCTGCGTGCACATGCTGATCAAACCGTTCAGCATCAATAGTTATCCCAACGCATTTTGCCGTGCCTTTATCCAATACACGGATCATTATTACGTTGTCATCACCTTGATTGATGACATGGTGTAACTTATGTCCTTCACTAACAGAGCGCCACGCATTTACGATGTGCGTGGCAACCTCTTCGGCGTTGTAACCTTTCATGATCACTTTCAATTCGCCGGTCGGATCCCATATGAGATCAATAGCATTATAAATCCTCTCCTCAGCAGCCGAGACAAACCTCCCCAACTTTAAGTTGTAGACAGGGTGGGAAGCTTGAATAATGCGCGGGGTGCTGAAGCTCTTCTTAAGCATCTTCTCTGCTTTAACCAGCATGTGTGGATTCGAGTGATCCCTGTTTATACCGTTGAGATTGAAGTAGTTCCTGGCGGCCTCATAGCGTGCCCGACATTTGCCCTTACGGCGTGTCGAAACAAACTCAGTATCCGTCCAAGGAGAGCAGAGCCCGACAAGCCTTGCAACTTCCTTCTCGAAGTATTCATGGGAGTTCCATACATGTTTAACCGGTTTTGGTGGTAACTTAAGTGTTGGGAATCCGTTTATATCGAAGATGATCTTACCATCCTCGTCCTTGACGGGAACCCGCAGCAAACGCTCCACCAAACCTGGAAGACACTCCTCCAAATTATTGTTGTAAATAATATAATTGGGCCCGTTGTGCGGCGCAATACCATGCGCTTCGCAGAATTCTCGAGCCTTTGGAATCTTCGGAGGTGCACACACGTGTGTGACTGTGAACACTTTGCTGGTATGGAGACTATGTTTCATATAGTTTCTCTCCACTTCAGTGTGTTCACACGCGACAGGGCACCATCATTGTTCATTTGGCAGCGGTACACCCAGCAGCTTGCACTGGATGCGGTGATCGAACGTTAACTGAACGACAGCCGCTGGTGTAAGGATCCGGCAGTCTCGAACCAGAATACCCCCAAGCCAAGCATACACGGCCGCTCCCATAGGGTGGTCGTACATGCCTATTTCTTTCCAGATTCTCTGGATCTCCTTGGAAATGCTCCCATCGATGCTCGCAGAGAGAGTGTGGACATTGCGGTAACTCCCGAGTCCATCGAGAATCACTTTGTCTACAATCATCTTCCGAAACCTTAACAGAACAGGGTGTTGGCATTGCTCATAGAACAGCTGTTGGTTGCGTGCCTCATAACTCTCGCCCTGCTTACACAGGTACTTGTACTTGATCTTTCGACCTCGCGTACGATTGTTAATCTGGGCGCAAAACACTTGCCAGCTGGAGAGCGAACCCTTGTGTGTGTAGTGACGACTATTGTGCCACCAGTCTTCCATCGTGAAGTCTGGTAGCGTCGGCACTTTAGCCAGTGACTTGACGAAGTCGTCAGCGCAGAATTTATCATTCCACACTGCTTCTTGCAATTGACGTCGCTCCAATTCCTCTAATCGTCTCTGCTCCACCAAACATTCTAGTGTTTGGGAAGCATCAAAGGAATCTTTCTCAACGCCCTCATCCGTCTTGCCTTTGGGGGCAGGAACATCCGGAGGCATGAGACCATGGTTGCTTGCACCATTGGGAGTGTGAACACCGCTATCTGATCCACTATTGCCAGAACAGACAGACTCGGCGGGAGTAACTCCATACATGATCTTTTGAATTACGTGAGTTTCGTCGACGCATAGATCAGTAGTGGAGCCAAGGCAGGCATGGGCACGTTCCGAACACAGAGTGCAAAAGCTCTCTGCGCACGTTAAGCACCGTACATCCGCCTCAACTTGACTTCCGTCGAACCCTTGGCAGTTCATGGCGCAGATGCGACACATTTCCCTTGGTTCGTCAATTGCGACTGCAAATATACTTGGATTTGCAGCCCTTCGCGGTGGCTCTTGTTTGACCACCACGGGGGCATCGGATACACTGCTAGCTTTAGCAATGATAACCTCTGAATAGTCATGGAAGGCACCTAAACGGTCCCGTCGAGGGAGCGCGAGGAATTGATTAGTATAACTTCCCCATCCTTCCATAACATCCCTATCACTTTTCCGATGCCCGTGTAACTCGCAAATGTCTTTATGGCGGGTTGATGTACAGCAACCCATTGCGAGTCCCCTCCCGTAACCCAACTAATCTGGGCCCAAGGGAGAGCGTAACCTTCGGTACGAGGCTACTGGTAGGGGTGATCTAGCTGGCAGAGGCTCACGTTGTGAGCATACCACACCTAAGGACG